AAACCTCAATATGGAGATTTTGATTCAGCTTACTACAAACAAAATAACCCACAAGCTGTTCAACAATGGCAATCTGCTGTTGCAGACGATGACATTGACATCACTGAGAGATACGGGGAAGAAGGCTTTTATTTGCAACACTACACAACACAAGGCAAACCAGCTGGAGCACGAGGAAACGCCCCAGAAGCAACTGCGGCAGCGTCTTCTTATGTAGAAAAAACACCTACCGAATCCGATTTACAAGCTGTTCGCGATCTTCAACTTGGCATCGATACAGGTACACAAACAGATCGTTTATTAAACGTTCCAGCGATCTCGGAAGAGTGGGATAAGGCCAGGGGCGGAGACCCTTATTGGGATTCTCTCGCCAAAAAATACTATTTAGATGTAAATAAAAAAGATGATTTTGCTGCCTTATTCAGGCTTTCCGATAGACCAGAAGACAAGCAAATATCTTTCAACTACAACGCAAATGCCGGTTATGGCGTTACGGAATTAGAAGACGCTTTAACGGAAGCTGTTGGCGAAAAGGCTCAAGTAGATGTTAAAAGGTTTGGAGCACTGGCCCAAAATGTATTGAAAGACACGATTGCTGAACTCACAAAAGCTAGGCAAAAAGAACAAATGCTGGACTTGATGGGAGGCTTCAGTGGCTTCAACGAGATTATGAATATCAATCAAACCCTTGCGGACTCAATTCTTGGAGATACGGGTGTTGGGGGCGTTTTATCGTTCACTTCAGCCGGAAAAGCTGAAGAGTCCTTGTTAAAAAATCTTCAAGGTATAACTGGCGTTCAAAATAACAATACTTACAATTGGCAGCAATGGTTTGATAATACGCTTAAAGCAAAATATTCGCAGGCACAAGAACTGGGCTATACGGCTGGCGAGGCCCAGGAAATGGTCAACATTGACGCCGACTTTGCAAAACAATTTATTGAAACTTATCTTCAGCCTCGCTTTGACGAATCCCGTTCTATGAACGAATTTGTTGAGTATTTAGATATTCGTCAAGAGGAACAAAATCCCTTCCAAACCCAAGACATTATTAACGCAACTCAACTTGTTGCTGATTTACGTTCCAAGGCTTATTTAGACAGTATTGCTAAAACACCGGAACGTTATTTCAATGCTGATTTTTATTTCAATCCGTCTGGTGACGCAGCAAGAGCAGATGCATATGTTGATCAAGCGAGAACGGTTAGCGAGGATTGGGAGGCAGCTAAAAACGGCGATCCTTACTGGGCGCAGCAAGCCTATCGTTTTGGTATTGATCTAAATAATAAAGAACAATTTGCTCGCATGCATTTCCAAATTAAAGGCCAAGGACGGGGCTATGACGCTGCGGATGACATTTTAAATGCTTCTAAAGTTACCGATCAAATCTATAACAACATTCTTCCCGCACTCAAAGAAGAAGCCCTTAAGCAAGGGTCTGTTTTTGGTCAGTTTATAACACCAGATGAATTCGCAGACGAAATGCTTGCTGGCTTGGATCCCAATGATAAAGGCACCTGGGACGAAGTGTTAAAACGATATGGTTTGACCGATTTCAAAGGAACAGTTGAAGAATTAAAAGAATATATCAAAAATACTCTTCGCACTGGAACAGCAGAAGAAATTAGAGCACAAATTAAATATCTAAATGAACGTAGACAGCGGCCAACACAGGAGGTGCTTGGTCTTTCATACATCGAAAGGCCTGAAGACTATAAAGATGAAATGGCAACTCCTCAAACAGAGTTGTTTAAAACATTTCAAAGCGCTGGCTATCAAGGCACAGAAGATGAGTTTTACACCAAGTTTTTCCCTGATTTAGATAGGTCTGAACAAACGTTATTAACCAAGGCCGGATCTAATGAAGCCCTTAAAACTTATGGCCTTGACATGTCAGACCCCTTCGCATCCCTTGGTACGATTGAAAGTTTCTTTGACGAGCCTGCCCCAACTACAACCACAAGTAAAACAAGTGATACCGACTTGGATAGTTACTTTAAACTAGGATTAGATGAAGATGATGAAGAAGAGGGTTACCAGAAGTCTGCTTCCGGTGAAAAAATCCTCGGTGAATTTACTTCTATGTTTAAAGGTTTCTAATGAGCGATAAACGACGCAAAGCTGCGAGTGCAGCCAAGATCGCCAAAGACAAAATGGCGTGTAACAAACCTAGGCGAACCCCTGGTCACCCAACCAAATCACATGTGGTTAAGGCCTGCAAGGGCGGAGAAGAAAAGATTATTCGCTTCGGACAGCAGGGCGTAGAGGGCGCCGGCAAGAACCCACAGACGGCTAAGGACAAGGCACGCCGCAAGTCTTATTACGCCCGCCACAACGCACAGGATGCGAATCCAGACATCATGTCAGCCCGTTACTGGAGTCATCGCGTCAAATGGTGATTCCGGTAAACTGGTGATGCCCAATTCTATTTGACATGGCAAAACCTAAAGCCAGCTCTTCCATCAAAATTGCGTCCAGACCCAAGAAAACACGCCAAGGACAAGGTCAACATTCTTTGCCAAATCACGGGCGCAAGAAAATGCGCGGTCAGGGCAAATAAATTGTGTATATTAGGGGTAACAAGTGTTGCCCCTATGTTAGATCTTTCTCCTGCGGTTGAAATTATCTGTAAATATCAGGGCTTCAATGAACGTGCCTACCCAGATCCAGAAACAGGCGGCGTCCCGTATTCAATTGGCTACGGCACACAGTTTTATCCAGATGGTGCGCCAGTAGGCAAAGGCCACCTCTGCACCAAAGAAAAGGCCCTGGAATATTTAGACTTTGAATTGCGTGCTATTGATGCAGACCTTGATACGGTCAATTTAAAGCTTGACCCATCAATGCGTCTTGCGCTGATTTCATTCATTCATTCTGTTGGCTGGAACTGTTTTCTTTACAGCGAACTTGTCGATTGTATTGCCAATGAAAATTGGGGTGGCGTTGGCTTAGAAATATCCCGTTGGATCTTTGACTGCAACTATCGCGTCATCGGGAACCTTATTGACAGGCGTCGGGAAGAAATCGCATTGTTCTTGGAGGATGTACCAGGTATTCCAGGCGCCTCCTCCGAGGTTTTACTGACCGCGTTTAGAAATTATCTTGCTAGTCCCAGGCAAGTCAAGGCCATCCAAAAGCTGGAAGAAAACATCAACCCTTATGTGCTCGCAGAGTTTGCCAATGACTTTGACCTGTCAGAAGATGGTTGGCTCCAAGAGTTTCAAATTGACGAAAATGAAGTATTCGATAACCAATGGGATTAGAATAAATTGAGCAACAAAAAATCCATGGAGCGTTCTGTCGAACCAAGGGAATTTGAACTTCCGTTAGAGCTTCAATTTTCCATGCGTCGGGCTGAACTGCAAGCCCAAGAAATGACATGGGATGAGCTCTATTGTGCCTTGCTTAACCTCTATCGCCAACGGCTGATGGAATGGCAGGCCGTCAAAGAAATCCTGGAAAGCGAAAATATTAAAATCGAATTTGATATGCCAACTGAGATGGAATTACTTGAACTCGCCGCCGCCTGCATGGCAGATGACGACGACGAGGAAGACGGTGAGCTTCAGCCGTTCTGAGCTTCGTCAAACGCAATAAGGTGATCCAGATACCACCCTGCTTTCTTTAATGATTCGGTATTTCCCTTAAAACGTTCACGCCAAATATATTTCACAATATTGCCCTTCATATAACCACGGAACTCTTCGTCGGTTAATTGCGCTTCAATCGCCTCGATACATTCAATCGCCCCATCAGTGTAGTGAGATGGATGATTGACGTTATCTTCTTTGGTAATCGGAGAGCTTTCAACAACGGCCCAGGGTACGGGGCAAACACCCCCTGGGCACTCGCTTACGTCTTCTATCGGCTCAAACCACGGCGCTTGTTCGAGAGGATCATCTCGGTCGTAGTGTTGGCTGGAGGTAGAACTACCAGTTTGCTTTTTGGCATTGGCAGTGTTCCCGGATACATCCCCGCCTCTTCCACGCTCGGAATGTAACCCGTCTTCCCCGGACGGTCCATACCCTCCAGATTCAAGGGATTCCTCTCCAGCCCTTGTTCGCATAACGTCAAACCACGGTTGTACATATCGTACAACGGGACATCATTCTCTGCATTGCCCAAAGGCTGGCCGAAGTCCTCTTCCGTGAGACAACGGCAACTCACCTCATCTTTTACATAGTTATCTAAAAAGCCACCGACGCCGTGCATCATGGTGTTGTACTTATATATCCTCAATTAAAATATTATCATGGCTGATTCGTATTCCCTTAATTACGACCCCAGGCTGCGCTCTGGTACGTCAGGAGCCGAGGTTTCCGACCTGCGCCCCGAGCAAGCTTATGACACCGATTTGCGTCGCATTGATCCAGAATCGCGTTCAGCCGTTGGGCCGATCAATGACAATCAAGAGCGTATTGGTCGATTCATCAAAGCAGCCAAAACTGCTGGTCGCTTTAGGCAAAGTGCTTTAGTCAACGAACCCTCCATCAGGGGCAAGACGCCCCGAAGCGAAGCCACGATTGATGGCACCACAATTCCAAACCTTGGAGACCGCTTTGGCCGAGGTGGTGGCACCAACTATGCCAACAAACCTCAGCCACGCTTTGGTCGTTCCTTTTAAGCCTTAGAAAGCACAACTTCTTTCAGTTGGTTTTGATACTTACCTTTACGGTCTTGGTAAGTTATCTCGCAGGGCTTGCCGCGATAAAACAACAGCTGGGTAATTCCCTCATCAGCGTAAATTCGGTTAAAAAGACCGGTGCAGTTGCTGATTTCCAGGGTCAAGTACCCCTCCCACCCTGATTCCGCTGGGGTAATGTTGACCAAAATCCCCGACCTGGCATAGGTCGATTTGCCGACTGCAACAACGGTAATGTCCCTGGGCAGCTTAAGCCGCTCTTGTGCAACGCCTAAGCAGTAGCCGTAGGGAGGCAAAAGAAAATACTGTCCTTTCTCGTCTTCCAGTAATTCGGAAGGGCGCAAAATTTCGGGGTCAAAATCTTTGGGGTCGCAATCACCAGACGAGATCTTGCCAAAAAGCAAGCACTGTTTCGGCGAAAGGCGAATGTCGTAGCCGTAAGAACTCAGTCCATAGCTGAGGATTTTCTTCCCATCTCGTTCGCTACGGAGACGGTCTTCAAATGGGGAAATCATTCCTTCTTTCTCGGCAAGCTCCTTGATTTCCCAATCAGCCAAGACCGACATAAAACCTTTGCAACGACATTTAGTATACCGAGAAACTAAACGAGAACCCGGCCTTTTGGCGAGTAAATATCGATGAATCTTTGGGTCGCTTCACCGGATCGATCCTTGGGTTGCAAATAAACCAACACGGATGTTGAGGTCTTATGGTTGATGACCCCATCGTCTTTGCGGCGCAATAGTGTAGGGCATACCCGAAGGATGCACACGGGAAAATCAAAGATTTTTTGGTCGTAACGAATAATGTCAGGGCAGTTGGTAAAGAATAAGCCCTGATCAATTTCGTTTAGAAGCCAGGACTTATAGAGTTTTGCAAACCAGACTGCGTGAGATGAGCGGAGTGACTTGGCGCTGGTTCGGGTTAGTTTCCACTTCTGGTTCTTAAGATCCCAAAAATACGTCCCAGAGGGGGGAAACAAATAAACGCGGCCAAACCAAGGCTGCTCATTAAGCCCGTCATCGGTGGGTGTGTAGAACTTATTTGCTTGGACGTACTGATTCGCAAATTGAGAACTCGCTGGGTCTAAGTCGATTCCCCCAAGCAACTCATTGGCGGAAGCAACGAGATCCGCATTGGTGATTAGTTCAATACCTTCGGTAAAAGTATTGCGAATACCGGGAATCGCCATCAGCTCTCAGCTTGCTTGTTGTAATCAATCTCGAAATAACGGATGCCATCATTGTCATTAATTACGTATCCCGCCTTCTCCGCTGGGTCAATCTTTTGGGCTGCTTCCAGGATGCGCCTAAAGCTCTCCGCCAGATCACCGTCATTCTGCTGTTCACACTCTTCTTGTGCTGAGTGCAACTCTTTAAGCGTCCAGTAAAACATGGAACGCTCTTTGTTTTGTGGCTGAAAGACCATGACGCCAGGCCCTTCTATTTCCCACATTTTGAAATAGTTTTGCCCCATGTCGCCAAGGATTAACTTGATGGTGGCATCAAGCATCTTGGTTTTTGTTTCGTCAAGCTCAGGGCCAATCACTGAAGCAATGAGCTTTTCCCTTCGATTCATCTTTGACAAGTCCCTGGCGTTTAAGTGAGTCTAAAAGCTTTGGTAGTGGTTTGTAGATGACCACAAGTTTCCCAAGGTTACCACGCTTTTTGATCAGCCTTCCGTTCTCGTCCTTTAGCTTGTCAAACTCCCCGGAACGGATAAGATATTCAGCCACGCAACGCAGCCTTCTCTTCAGCGGTAGTTCGGCAGACGGAAACTTCCCACAGATCGTATCGGGTTTCATGTCTTTGAAAGCCAGTCGCAACCGATTGGCCAAGGTCATGTTTGAGTTGGCGTCTTCTTCCTCGTAGTTCTTAAGGTTTTCTAAATAACGCCTAAGGCACCCATCATCAAAAGATCCTTCCGGCGGCAGGAACATGACCACCTGATCCGCCAGAGATGCTGGTAGATGGTCACCGTAATTTTCAACGGTAATCAAGGATAAGTCGATACCATCAAATCGATGAGACATATTCTTTATCCACCATTTCCGTCAGGCTTTCACGTCGATACAACGGTGTAGAGGTCAGGTTGTGAAAGTCGGCTTTTTTATTTTTTGCAAAGGATTGCACCAGTGCGTTCCAGGGGATACGCAAGATGGTCTTCTTGTTAGCCTCTGGAGAAATATTGATGTAATGAACACCTTCCTTCCAACCTTGCGTCGGACTTTTCTTGCCAACAGCAATCCAATTTCGAATGGTTTGATCAGAGACGTTTAGGCGTCTACCACATTCCTCGGTCGAAATGTACTCATCGGCATAAGCCTCTGGCGACAACCCAGGAGAATCACTCTTTTCGTTCTGGAGTTGCCAAAAAGAATTCAAGGCAATTTTGATAGCCTTTAGTTCATACGCTATGTCTTCAAGACCTTTTCTAATGCCGTAAGCCATGTCTCACAATGTTTTGATTAAATGCTAATGTATGGGAAAAGGTTTTGTTATTTCAAATGGAATCCGCCCCAGGACCCTCAAACCAAGCCCCGCTCCCGCAAATGAACATCCCCGAGCAGTTCCCTGCATCACCAATGCCACCAGAGATCACACCGGAGATCCTGGAAGCCATGAAAGCAGAGGCAAGGCAGCGGGCCATTTACCAAGTGCTTCAGCAGCGGCAAGAGCAACCGCCAATGCCTTCTTTGGCGCCCCCCTCAAGAGTTGTGTATGTTCGGCGAAACCTGACCGTTGCAGAATTAATTTTAGTTTTTGCACTGTCTTGTGGCGCGGTTGTTGGTATTCAAACAGGTTGGGGTTTTGTATCTAATCTGCTTCCTAAAGTGGAAATTCGCGTGAAATAGACTAAGCGCAGGTCAATTATAATTTAATTTATAGGCTTTTGGTTTAGTAGGTGGCTAATAGGCGTATAACAGATCTGCCCGCCATTTCGTCATCAAGTATCAATGATGACGATCTTTTAATGGTCGTTGATGTTGCAGAAGTTGACCCAGGCCTTAAAAATAAGAAACTTACTTTTACAGATACAAAGCAGTATTTTAATTCTTACTATCTGCAACTCACCGGTGGCACAATTGCTGGCTCGCTGGTTGTTGCAAATAATTTGACCGTTAGTGGTACGTTTAATCCCGTATCTATCAATGTTAGTGGCACCGGTACTTTTGCCCAATTATTAGTTACTGGTAACGCAGAAGTTCGAAATAGCCTTAGTGGTACTACGATTACCGGCAACACAATTCAAGGCTTAAACGTTAATGCGTCTACGGGAAACGTAACGACATTAACTGTTGGAACTCAAACTGTTGGTACCGGTAACTTTACTCGTGTCAGCGGTGTCACAATTACCGGGACAACCGGCGCGTTTGGCACCTTAACGGGTCAAACGATCACGGGAACCACGGGTTTATTTAGTTCTTTAACCGGAACTAATATTACAGGCGTCAATATTGTTGGTACAACTCAAATCTCCGGCGCCATCATTACTGGAGGCGCTGGTCGATTCAGCAATATTACAGGTGTTTCGGGTGTCTTTACAACCAGGTTGTCTGGCGCCACAATCACAGGCGACACTGTTCTATTCACGAACGCAACTGGAGCAACCGGGACCTTTACACGGGTTTCAGGAGCTACGGTTACTGGAAATACAGTCTTAGCTTCTAACCTGACAGGCGTCAGCGGAACTTTTACAAGAGTTTCCGGCACAACCGTTACCGGAGCAACTGGTTTATTTGGCACAGTAACCGGCTCTCTTGCAACCTTTACGACGCAAGTTTCTGGTGCTGTTATTACCGGGGACACCGCACAATTCAGTAACGCCACTGGAGTTTCTGGTGTCTTTACAACCAGTTTGTCTGGTGCCACTTTTACAGGCGATACTGTTTTAGTTTCTAATCTTACGGGTGTTTCCGGGACCTTTACACGAGTCTCCGGCACCACCATCACAGGGATTACAGGTTTATTTCAAACAATTACCGCTTTAACCGGTACATTTACAAATACTATTTCAATTCCAACAATTACTACGACAGGCAGCATTAGTGCCGGTGGTAACCTAAATATCAGTGGGAACGCCATTTTCTCGTCTGGTATTGTTGTCAGCGGTCAAGTTTCAGGAGGTGTTGTTTCTGGAATTAGTGGTATTTTTGGTGAATTAAGTGGAAACAATATTTACGGATTGACTTCTATTTCCGGAGCAACTATTACAGGTATTTCTGGTAGTTTTGATCGACTTACTGGACAGACAGGTGTTTTCACAAGTCAGTTAAGTGGCCAAACAATTACAGGTAATACGATTAACGCCACGACCGGTAATTTTGTTACAGGTGTTTTTGGATTTATATCAGGCGCCACAATCACAGGCAATACCGTTTTATTCACAAGCGCAACAGGAGCAACCGGAACCTTTACACGGGTTTCAGGCTCCACAGTTACTGGTGCAGTCGGCGCATTTGGAAATATTACCGGAGAAAACATATGGGCCACGAGTCTTTTATCTGGTCTCACAATTACTGGTAATACGGCTCGCTTTGGTGTTGTTACCGGCGTTTCTGGAACTTTCACAACTCAACTTTCTGGTGCAATTATTACAGGTGATGCGGGCCAATTCACTAGCGTCACAGGTGTTTCCGGTATTTTTACCACCCGAATTTCTGGCAACACAATCACGGGTGTAACAGGTTTATTTACGCAAATCACTGGCGTTAGCGGAGTATTCACTAGCCAGATTTCCGGTGCTGATATTGTTGGCCAAACAGCCACAATTAATTTCATCACGGGCAGCACTCGAATCCAAAGCCCGCTTATTTCCGGGACATTTGTAACGGGTACTTCGGGACAGTTCACCAGTATTGATGCTGATGCTTGTTTGTTTAATGAGTTTATTTCTAATACCGGAATTGTAGGCCACCTTTCGGTAACCACTCTTCTTTCTGGGGCAACGGGCACAATTGACATTATTACTGGAAGCACCAGGGTTGAATCGCCGTTGCTTTCGGGAACTACCGTCACAGGAAATACGGGACTATTTACAAATCTCACCGGCGTCAGCGGAACATTTACAAGTAAGATTTCCAGTGCAAATATTACCGGTACAACAATAGACGCAGTTACCGTTAATGCCACAACCGGTAATTTTACTGTTGCCAACTTTACGCAAACAACAACAGGAAATATCCTTGCAAGCGGATACATTTCCGGGGTTTCTGGTTTATTTACAAGCGGCTCCGTTTCCGGTCAGGCTTATTACGCCAGCGGCGGCGTTTTAATTGTTTCTGGCTCTGGAGATATCAGACCCTATGGATTGTTTAGTTTCCCGCCAACGGTTGGAACTTCTGGTTATCAGTTAGTTACTAACGGAGATGGAACTACCGCCTGGGGCGCAGGACAGTCCAACGCGGAATCGGTAATTCTCATCAGTGGAGACACAACTGCCAACTCCAACGCGTATCATATTTTATTAACCGGTGTCAGCTTAACCTTGCCCGCCGCACCAGGTACCGGTGATTATGTTGGTATAATTAATAGAAGCGACACAGACACCGGCGTGGTTGTTAGAAACGGAAACAACATTATGGGGTTAGCCGAAAACCTAACGCTTAATGATTTTTACATTAGTTTCCGTTTGATTTATGTGAATTCTGCTCAAGGTTGGGTCATCGACTGAGATTAGAAAATGTCAAGCTATAGCGACTTTGTTGGTTATGTACCCGATAAGCTGAGGCTTCAGCTGTCCGGCACCGTCACGGGTGAAGGCGTCATCCCAGCAAATACCCTGGGCCTTCCAAATGAATTTTTTGTCAGTACTGCACAAGGTATTTCGACAACCAGTGGTGGCGTTAGCAACCCCGGTATTTGTTTAAATACTTCTAATAGTAATTTTAATATTGAAACTGGTGTTACATTTATCTCTTTTCAAAATATCGTTTCGGCCAACGGTGATTTAACAGTTTCCGGCGAATCAGGCGTAACAACGGCATGTGCGTTTCCAAAATTCGAATACAGTGCTGGTAGTATTACCGGAGTTAATTCTCGCCCCAATCAGTATAATTTTTCGGCATTAAAGGCAATTGAAGGAAATGTTTTTATAAGCGGAGCTCCAACCACTGGCTCCACCACGTTAAATTTTAGTGGGCTACGTCGTGCAAAAGGTTTTCTTCTTCAATATAACGCATCGGGCACCATAAGCGGGTTGGATTCTGCGTTTAAATCATTTATCGCTTGTGTTCCACAAGCTTCAATTACAGGTATTGCCGACGTAACCTTAAATACCTATCCTTTTACAGGTTATGCGGAAAGCACGGGAGGCTCCCTTCCCATTACGGAAAACTCAATTTATATCTTGCCCTCTGGCGCGCCTAGCGGCATAACCGCTTCTAGTACATTTACTGGTGACTTCTTATCTGGTTTAAAACAAGGTTCTGTTAATTTTTACAGTCCTAATAATTTTACTGAAGTTAAACTAGCGCAAAATTATTTAAACCCAGTTCCCACAGGTGCTCCTGCGCTTTTTAATTACATTGTAACCTCGGGAGTGACCGGAGTAACTTTTCCGCCTGTTAGCGGTTATGTTTATTACATGGTTACATTGAACTCGGGTGCGGCATCGGGAGCCCCCTTAGATATTCAAGTTAAAACAACGGGGGGTAGCGGCACCTTTCTAGGGTTTGTTTACCAAACAAGATCGGCTTTATTTGGTTCTTATAAACGTGTAAATATTACATTTAGTGGTTATAGCGCTACCTCTGGTAATCGTGTAATAAAAACACTTAACCCTGCAGTTCCTTTTGTTATTTCTTGTTATAACGCTTCTGGTGTTTTTGTTTCCGGCAATGACCTAACTCGTTTTCTTTCAGCTCAAGTAAACACCGGACCATCTGCATATATGATAACGACTAACGGGCCGTTAACATATACAGCAACGGGCACAGTCTTGTCATATGCCGGTGCCGCCGTTGGTAATAGTGGTGGCGTTTATTTTGCCGCCAGTGGTAACAGCACAACGGGAACATTTAATTTTCTTAATGTATTAAATATAACAGGCTCAAGCGCAAACCTAGGTGCTTATGCACTTATTGCTACAGGTACAAACTCAAGGGCAACACTTAATCTACCGCAAGCAACCGGGCTTTATACGACAATCTGTGGTATAGCTAACAACGCACAAGCAACTGTTGTGATTGACGCCCCTTTGCTTGCAACTGGAGATTCAAATGCAAACATAATTATTCAAGCAAATAATACAACCAGCGCAACCGGGATTCTTACCCTGGCGCACCCATTGGCAAACAATCAAATTACCATAACCAGTACAGCCAATAGCGGAAGAGTAACAATTAACACAACTGGTGGAACACCTATTACAAGTGGTTCTTTTAACCGTATCGCATTGAGCGCAACATCTGGCGGCACTGTTACGGGAGTCTTAGGTGCTACTAGCTCTGTAAGCGCTGGTATTAGCATTTCTGCAACAACCACCGGTATTGTTTCTTTAACAGCAACGGGACTTACAGGCGTAGCGTCTTTTACAGGAAGCACAGTTTCAGGAGGATTTGTAACCGGTAATTTTCCAAACCTTCAAGAGGTTACGGGAGGGCTACTTTTTAGTATTAGTGGTAGTGGTGGGCTTGATATTTCAAACTTACGGAATGTTGGTGTATTTATAATCAGCGGTAGTGCAGCTGCGGGCAGTATTTCAATCAATGGACGTTCAGATTTAAGTGGGTTGAATACTGTAACTGGTATTGGTTCAACCTCTAACAACACCACTCCATTTTTTATTGTAACTGGAAACAGTACTAGCCTTACGGGGGCCATTGTAATGACCGGCCTCAAGCAAATTGGGCCTACTGCTAATACAACAGGTTCGCCTAGTAATATTTTAAACAACAACATGCTAAGTAGGATTGAAACAACTGGAATTACTCTCTTTGATCTTCCAAACTTGACGGGCTGGTATGGTTCGGTTGTGGTAAACATTCCTCAAGCAACTGGCTTTAATTTATCTAACTTGCAATTTATAGGGGGCAACTCCGCGAATGGCTTCCAAAACAATTCAATCTCGGGAATCGTATTTACAATTGGCAGCGGTGTTACTGGGAATATTACAATGACAGGCTTGCAATATATTTATGTTAGAGATCAGTACTCCAATCCTGCTAATGCCACTCCAATACCTTTCATATTTCGTGCTTCAGGGGCAACAAGCATCTCCATGCCAAATATTATTACAGGATTCCTAAGGCACACATCAGGCAATTTTACAAACACTGGAACATTTTCCGGTGCAAATATCACGGGCCTTTCATTTGGTTCTTCTGGAATTACAAAAGAACTTACAATGAATTTCATAGCAAGTGGTTGTCCGCTTAACCAAGCGAGTGTTGATGATATTCTTAAGACGTTTGCCTCGCTTGATGGTACTAACGGAACTACCGTATATAGCGGACTTACAATTAGACTTAATGGTTTATGTTCAGCACCCTCGGCAGCTGGTAGTGGTTATCGCACAACCTTGACGGGTGCTGGACGCCTCAACACGGTGTTGGTTAACTAATCATGTCAGGAACACTGGGACCGGCTAAATCTTGGCGAGTTGTTTACAACGATGAGTTATTTGTAACTTTCTTTGAAGAAACTGATGGCATGTTATACACCGGACAAACATGCTTTGAATTCCCAACCAAAGAAGAATGCCTGACTGAAATGCGCAGGCTTAAGTTGAAGTTCGAATGCTGGAAATTCTGGACCTACCCTGAAAACACCTGCAGCGCACCGTTGCTTTTTCCTTACTACGAAGCAGATACAGAAGTTCCCATCGGAAAAAGTTCACCGGACTACGGATATATCACTCGTCAAACACAAGATGAATGCATGGAGATCATCACCCAAAGAGGGTATCGAGTCAAATAAAGGACAATGACAATACAACTGGTCGATGCTGCTTTTTATTTCAAAAAAGAACAGCATCAGACTGATGCCTGGAATTGGCTACAAAAACAAATAACACCAGAGGTCTTGGCGGAATTTGCCAAGCGTTATCGGGAACCTGAACAAAAAACAACGGCAACATTCCCAAATACTTGGGATGGAATCTACGCCGCTGCTAAAAGCGCAGGTGCAAAATACCCAGAAGTTGTTGCAGCCCAATGGGCATTAGAAAGTTCCTGGGGAAAGCACACCTCTGGCACTAACAATTACTTTGGATTAAAAGGCGACGGTACCAAAGCCAATACACAAGAATTCATTAACGGTAAATGGATCACAATTAACGCAGGTTTCTTGGATTTCCCCGATCTTTACACCTGTGTTTGTTATTTAGTTGACCGCTGGTACAAAGACTTTGGCCGCTTTTCTGGTGTTAATCGTGCCAAAAGCAGAAATGAATGTGCAGAGCTTTTAGTCAAAGAAAAATACGCCACAGATCCCGACTATGCAAAAAAATTGCAGCAGATTATGGATCGGCAGCTTGGCACAGTCGGCTCAACCACAGTCAAAACAGATCCAGAACAAGCACATCCTTTTAATCCTTGGAGCCCCTTCACCTATAAAGTAACGCCCAACATTACTTATGGGGAACTGACCTTAAACCAAGAGGCCAGACGATTCCGCAAACAGTATCAATGTGACACTGCACTAGAACTCTGTCGTTTTCTGGAAAGAGTTAGGGCGGCTTTTGGCAACAAGCCGATTATTATCACTAGCGCATCACGACCAGAACCCATTAATACACAAGTTGGTGGCGCAAAGAATAGTGAACATACTTTTAACGCTCCTTCCAAGGGCGCCGTTGACTTTTACATCCAAGGTGCCAGTATTTATGCAGTACAAGATTGGTGCGATAAACATTGGCCATACAGTGTTGGGTACGGCGCCGACCGTGGGTTTGTGCATTTAGGGATGAGAGAAAATAAACCAAGAGTGCGCTGGGATTATTAAACAATGAAAAAATATAAAGACCCGTACATACGCGTCAATATGTGCTGGGAAGTTGGCACTGAAAAAAAATGCGCAACCCTCAACAAACAAGAGGCTTACGCAACAAGAGATTGGGTTGAAAAAAATGACGGAACCGTGTTTTGGTTCCAAGCATTACCGAATTAATCAGCGCTGTTTGGCTTTACCCACAACCAGAGCCAGAGTTTCGATGACCTTGTAAACCTTGCCAATGAATTTATCGTCAGAAGGTGTTGGAGTCAAAGCGCAAATTGCAGAAGCAACAGCGTGAATAGCAAGAGCAACTTCAACGTACTTAGAAAGGTGATCCATGGTTTTAAACCGTTTTCATCATTCTACCTAACATGATTTATAAAAAAAGAAAGCCTTTTGGTCTTTTATAATTTGCCAACGGCGATCTTCATGGCGTTGAAACCAACGACTCCAAACTCTGAATTGACGGTCAGGAGCGGCTGATTCACAACGCATTGCCAACGAATCACCCACCGGAATATAAGTTAGACATTCACGCATAAAGCGAACCGCTAAAGCCTGGGGCAAATTACCCGACTTACCGGTCAAACACATATCCAGACGGCGGACCCTTCTGTTTCCGCGCCTCTGCAGCCAATCGTTCACCTGCCTGTTGGACTTGGATACGGCCATGCTGGCTAGCCACACACAACCACTCGTGGTCCTCAACCACGGGATAAGTCGTACCTTGAGGAATGTCCCATCCTTTAAAAAAATCTTCCCAGTCTTTTTCTGTCGCTTCAGACGGAGGGACATGTCCTTGTTCGTTCTTCATTAATTATCGTGTGTTTTACAGCTAGCCGCCCAAGGGTTTGAACTGCAATAAGTCTTAAATTTTTGCTCGGTTGTTTCGTGAATGTGGAAACGTTTTGACAGTTTACAAACCATCCAATTATAAAAAGCAATCATGGTTGTGTAGTCAAAGGAACAAGAACTGCTGGGAAGGGGACACCCTCTTGGTGCTCACGTCGCCACGCTTCATCCCAATCGGATAAAGAATGTGTGTGCAAGTCGTTTTCTACATAATCACTGACTGTGTCAGCAACAACGTAACTTTCCGTGGTGTCTTCATACAGTAAATAAGCATAGTCTTCCAGCAGAATATCAAACGTTGTTGTGGGGAATTCAACAACGAATGCCACTTCATAATCAAGTGGTTCATTGCGCGTTGTTGACACGCACAACAAATAGGCACCAGCATCAAGTGGGTAGTAACGCAGATCACCTTTATCAAGACGTGCTGCCTCAAAGTTGTTATAGAGGTCAGACTGCCTATTCATAACGTGACCCACATAAGGGTAATAGACCTCACCGTCAAGAGTTTCCGAAATACTATCAGCATCAAAAATGGCTCGACCCTCAATTGGATTAAGGTTTAAGTCATAGGTTGATACGTTGATATATTTAGGACGTGGGCCACCTTTTGCAATAATGATCCACGCAGGAGATGCAATTTCAATTCGAAACCAGTGATTGTAAGAGCCGCCGCCAAAGCCACCGTTTGAAATAAAACGTGTATCGGCTTTACCAATAACTTTATTTTGAGGACCCAACGTGCCCTTTAGATTTCGCACAGAAAGCTGGCTGAATGGACCCAGTACCAATGGATCATTCTGCGTCCTTTGTCGCTGCGTTTGCGAAATACGCATTATGTGATTAATCTTGTTATTTCTATTTTACTCTTCGATTTCTTTGTGCTTCAAAGGGTTAGTAATTGTGTGTTTAAATTGCGCTTCCTGTGGCACTGGCGAATGGCCGTGCTTCCCATAAAACATCAATTTATTAGGGTCGAACTCCAGGCATAAAGGGTGAATTGTCTTAGGCGGGTATTCGCGATTCCAACTTGAAACCAAGTGCAGAGGATTGGCGCACAAAGGGTTATCGCAAAGCCTGGTGACAACATTGGAACCGATGTCACCCCAAGTGCACTGGTAGATCGCTTTATGGAATGTCACGTTTTCCGCCTTTTGTTTGCTGTAGGCAGAACGGTAAGAGGGAAAACAGAAACGCTTGGGAACATACGTCCCAGTGTTTTTGATCTCCCAGCATTCGTCCACGGGACCAATTTGAATTAATGCCCAAAGCTTGTGGTATTTGAATTTGTAGTCTGAATTGAGATAGTTGATATCAAACCCACAAACATTAGAAAGGATTTTCTTGACACAGAAATAACACCAGTGCTCCTCTTGGTCACGAATGGTGTGGTTGTGGGGACAGGTAAAACCCCTGTAGTAGCCACGATCTTTCAAGATTTCATCCGATAGGTCGCGAAGATCAAGTAGCGGACGGAACCCCCTGGTGCCCCTGGAAACCTTGGCATCACGGTGAAGATTGGCCATGTTTTTAATACTTTTTTAAGGTTTTGTTGGGGATTGCGACCAGGGTTTTCCTGTTGTCCTTGCCGGGATTGTCTTCCTGGTGCACCACCGTCTGATACGTCACGTCCTCAAGGGTCCGTAGGAAATAAACGATGCGATGGGCCAGGTAGACCTTGTTGTCAATGCTGAGCATGTAGTAGCCAGTCCTTGGGTTCAGCCGTCCAGCTTGAGTCTCGGCCAGTCGCCTCCCCCTCGACACCCGCCACTGAAGCCCAGAGGGGTGACAATCTGACAATTGGACCAGCTCCTGGAGGCGCCAAAGGGGCGGTAGGGGCATGTGATTGCGGGCCATAGTGTCATTAAAACAGGGAATAAGGCCCCTGGCATGCAGGGATTCAGAGAATAAGCCTAATTTTTCTTTAGTACCAGATAAATGACACTGTTGTAAACGGTGTAATTAAAACCGAGAATAAGGCCCGTTTTATTTCTCTTCACTTTCCTCGGCAACTTTTCAACATTACACCCTTTTCAACAATGTAATTTACTTCTAGGGGGGAATAAAAGACCCTTATTCTCTGCTTCTCTGCACCTACAGGCAAGACTCACCGTAAGACTAAAACCCCAAAAAAAGACCCCGGTTTCCCGAGGTCCGTTGCCATGACTCACTTTTTCCTATTCTTAGCCTTAGGTTTCACAATTCTGGGTTTAGTCTCTTCAGACTGACCAAGCACCTGCTGGAACACCTCGTCGAACTGAGATGCGACCGTATCCCAGCTGAAGCAAGGATCCGTCACGCGTTTGTAGCACTTCTCCGCCGTCTCATCCAGGAGTTTGCGGTTGTCGTACAGCTCACCAAGCAGTTCAGCCAGATGGTTGTCATCCGGGCAGGGCATGATGCGCCCGAAGTTGGTGTCCACATCAGCGTGGAGGGAGCGGATCAGACGCCCGCAGCCATCAAAGATTTCCTTACAGGACGTATGGTCTGGAACCACCTGAGCGACTTTGCAAGCTGCGTGCTCGAAGTTGACGAGACCCCAGCCTTCCCCTTTACAGGTGTTGACGCCCACGTCGGCAACGTTGTAGATGGTGTTGAGAAGCTCCACCGGCACCGAGGGGGGATGGGGATGCGGCGAAGTCATGATGATGCGATTGTTCGGATCCAGTCCTTGGCGCATCATTTCCCGTGCAAACAGAGGCATGATGTCCCAACCCTGGTCCTTCATACCCATGTGCAGGTAGAGCTTTGTATCTGGACGACCGACTGCAAATTTGGCAAATCCACTGATCGTGATATCAAGCCGTTTGCGGAACTGGTTGCGGTTCCCGTTAAACACAATGAAGTCGTTGGGATCCAGACCCAGTTGCTTACGTGCTTCAGTCTTATCCATCGGATAGAACTGACCAGGTGTTACACCATGGGGCACAACCGAGATTGTGTTCTTGGCACCAGCGTTAATGGTTTCTTGGGCACCAAATTCGGTGTAGCAGACAGCCGCATCCCACTCGTTAATGGTGTCCATTAGGGACCCATACCACTCATAGGAATCCATGGGGTAGTAGCCAACAAACTTGAACTTCAGTTCAGCGCGTAGGTCAGCAATACGCTTCCACTGTTCGTTGATAATCCAGATGTCATTCATGGTGAAGACAACATCTGGTCGAATATTGGCAACGATTTCACGAATCCGATCCTCACCAAAAGGCGCTTGCTGGAAGCGGTTTGATGCCGGATAGAGCTTATACACCTCCTGGAGCGGCGTGTAATCACCATGCCAGTTACAACCAAGGACGTGGATTTCGTACTTGTCCTTCAGTTTGCTGAGCACGTTTTCAGTTACGCGGGCAAAGCCAGTGGTGGCGACGATATCACCCACCCACAAAAGTTTGGGTTTAGTTTCAGTCATTACCTATTGATTGACTGAATTAACTATACATAATTTCAGGGTGTTGTAGACCGAACAAGCTCTTGTTGTTTTATAGTTTTGGCCTTCAATTTTGTCTTTAAAAATTGAGATGCCTTTTCGCCTTTTGTCTTGTCACCACAGGTGTAAAGATCAAGGGCGGCATAGCCAATTTCTGGCCACGTATGAATAGATGCGTGGGATTCTGCCAATAGCGCCAGTAGCGTCACCCCTTGCGGCTTAAACTTCTCGCCAATGATCCGCAAGATGGTGGCATTCGCCATCAACAGAGCTGTCTGCAGCAGTTCCTGCAACCGATCAAAATCATCCAGAATTACTGGATCACAGTCATACAAATCCAGTATTAAGTGACGACCGTTGCTCAAAACTCGACATCATAATCAACTTCTATTGTGGCACTTCTATGCTCTTCCAGATTCAAACCATAGTTTTCTTGCCAGCCTTTTTTATTAAAACCAACGTCAATGATTGAGGGATAACCGTCGTAACGTGTTGGGCTGCTCTTACGGACTGCCACACCACAGATCAAAGAGCCACGCGATGTTGTTTTCTTGCTGACCCCAAGCCCAAGCTGATGGACACATACATCCAGTAGCAGGGACTCAAATCGGCTGCGCCCCAGGATGTTGTTATTGCTGCCCCTGGAGAAATCACAGTAGCTGGCGTAGAGATGCTTATCAGCATTTTCATAAACGTACATGCCACCCTGAGCGATCTTTGCCATGCCAATAGGTGTCTTGGCATCCGGGTCAAAGACAACACAGTGGCTCATCCAATCCATGATCTGGTTGGATTTAAGGATTTGTTCACGGTGATGCTGAGCAAAGAAATCAACTTTCTTGTTAGTTTCCATCAGGTATTCCCGCATCTCAGCTTCTTCCATATCCAAGACCCAGTTCACGAGTCCTGGTAGGAAAGAGGCAAATTCACCGAACGGGGTGCCCCTGTCGTCCATATCAATTAAGGTTTTCTGCTCAGCAGATGAACCCTTAAACGGACTATCGAACGGAATCGTCAGGCGGCGACGCGCCAGACCCGATGTGGGATCTGTGGTCTGAATCGGTTCGTTGGCGGTGATCATCACCAGGCCATTGAACTTAAACGGCTTCTGGCTCGATGCCTGGAACTTGCGCTCATTACGGATAAGGTCACGACCTGTAATTGCTTTCAACACCGAGACCGATCCGCCGTACCGCTCTACATCATTGAAGAGCAGTAGCTTTTTCTTGTAGAGGTTTGCCGTTTCAAACCGGTTTTTCTCCAGGTGCTCCAAGGAGGAGATCATGGCGTTCTCATCACCAACCAAAGCATGGGCCAAGTTTGCGTAGGTCGATTTACCCGACTTACCGGGGCCAACGATCTCAACAAACTTCTGAATTTCCGAGTAACCCAGCAGCACAGCCCGCAACCAGGCCCTCAAAACCTGGGTCCGATCCCAGCTTCCATCTTGTGTACCCTTTAGCCACTTAATGATTGGTTCACAAGTAGCGCCAGGATCATATTCATAAGGCAGTTGTTGCGTGATGTACAAATTACGCTTGGACTCAGTGAACTCCTTGGTACGGATATTCAACACACCATTGCGGAACAGCAGTAGCTCATTGCCTTCATACCAATCATCAAAGATGACCGTGATGCGCAGCTGCTCCATCACATCATTAATGAGACTCATGTTATATCCGTTTTTCAAGAATCCTTTTTTAATTTGATCCAGCTTGTTCTTGATGTCGCCCTTCATCTCAACATCCGACACCTGGCACCAAAGTCCAGCTCTACGGTTGTGTTCATAGATAAAGAAGGAATCATGCAGCTGGCTGTAATGAAGATTGCCTTCATACATCTGCATCACAACGCTTGCCACCAAATCAGCAGAGGGGCCTCGGCTTTTTTGCTTTCCGCCGCCCGAGCCGGTGTCCTCGTTTTCTAGACACTCAGCCAACACCCTTACGTCTTGAACCCATGCTTTTTTTAGCGGATCGGTTATGTTGTTTTTCTCTGTTATTGCCAAATCCTCTTCTAGTTCTTTAAGAAGCTTGGACACCTGATCCAGTGTTGAGTCGTCGACGGGCATAGCTTTGTGGTCTTGTGGTTCTACCCAGCCGTGTTGCTTGGCTGTATGAATGAGGGAGCCGATTCCACGGCCACCGCCTTTATTGAAGGAAAGCCAACGGCGATGACACTCTCCTTCTTTATATTTTTCCGAACGTTGGGACCATGCATCCCATTGCTCTAACAAAGACTCATCCAAATTGTGGAGCGATTGTCCGACCATGATCCAAATGTCGTAGTCATCGGCGGCCTCTTCCGGCAATGACCACATGGCATCCGTTGCCTTTTTGATGTCGCAGTCGAGGCTGACGACAGCGTTCACAGCAAAGTTCGGGCCCACAAACCGGGTGGTTTCCGTCGCTGGAATACCCTGCTTGTTGTTTTTGTTAATGATGCCATTCACAATCCAGGCCGGAAGTTCAGGCAAACGATCCGCCCACTCAAAACCCATGCCCGGGGCCGTGTAATAACCTTCGGTATCTGGGTGCAGACCCATCAAAACGCCCTGGTGCCGAGACCAAAGAATTTCGAGTTTTTCCTTGTTGCTTCCTGCGTGCCAGGTGTATTTGTTACGAACGAAATGTTTTTGTTTTTCCCGTGAGAGGCGGTATAACTTCCGTTCCCGACCGGGTTTTCCGCTACAAATTGTTAAGGTTGGCGGCAGTGCTACATTGAAGTCTTCTTCTTGTGCAAGCTCTTTGACAAGAGGATAGACACTTTCCCCATCAACGTCGACCCAAACCAAACCGTAAGGATGATTGTAGACAGGACCGCCCAGCAACCCAATGGCCTTACAGTCTCCCGATAAAAGTTCTTCTTCAATTTCGCGAACAGTGAATGGTTTGTTCTGCCAGCCAACAACGTATGGATCCTTGTTTGCACCCAGGGGTGTCAGCGGCCAATCGAACGGTACATAATCAAGCCTAATTTCGCCCGGCTTTACGGCTTGTTCGTTTTTATTTGTCATCATCTAACGCCTGAGCAACCTTTACTTTAAAGTCTCTTTCCGCAAACTGCCCTTCTTTCAACAGCATGAAAGCATGAAAATGCATGGGGGTGGGCAGACAAAAACAGTCCCCGTCCACCGCATTATTCATGCGGTTCACGAGACTATTCATCCACTCACCCACAGAAACCTGGACTTCCATGGGGTGTTTTTTGGGTGTCTTCTTATCCTACGGTCCCCAATCCGAGGGGTCCATTACAACTTTCTGAAGTTATTTGGTCTCACTAGACTCATCTAAAACCGTGTGCCCATACATATCAACAGCCTTGAATTGTTCAAGCATTTTGTTGTAAATATCAATTGGTTGCTCACCTGTCTCAATTGCGCATGATGTTGCGACAGACCAGGCCGTACGCCTACGCAACTCTTCTGGATCATTTGGATTCCACGGAGTCTTCTGATTGTCCGGCGTCCACTGTGTCATCTTGATACCAAGGTGCCCTTAGTTCCATTGCGCCACCAAGCTTCAGGGATTCCCCCGTCTGGAGCACAGGATCAACTTCATGTTCAATATAAATAGGCTTGTTCTGCTCTTCGCGCTCTAACTCAGACTCAATTTGATTCTCAAGTTCTATCATTTTGAGACGAGCCGTGAGCTTAGCCTCAAACCAAAGCTTCTTCCACCACTTAACGATGGAATCAACCAAATCTTTAAATAAGGTCTGGATCATAGGAGCCAACTGCGTCAATCTGGCGGTAATACTCTTCTACTATTTTGTACCAATCTTCGTGAAGAATATCCAGAAATCTCCTGGAGATCTTAAAGACTTGTGTACGAACTGGCGTAGAAACCAAGATTGCAGCTTGCTGGACCTTCATTCCCAGAGTCTGCTCAATGGCAATGTCGTATGCCGCAAGTTGCTTACAGGTCTTTTTAAATTTCATGTGACCACCCAAGAGATCACGCCATTCCGGCGAGCCCTTCTCCAAGTCCTTGGGCCACCTGCGGCTATAAGGTTTGACGCTGGTTTTTAAGTCAGCAAGAGTAAGCTTGTTGCCAACCACCCCAATGATGTCAGGAGCACCAGCCCAAGCCCGCCCTTCAGAATCGCAACCCCACACGCGAGCCACGTCATCGGCACCAATAGTAAAATTAAACTTGTCAAGTACCGGCGATTCCGCCCAAAGGACCTCCTGGAACTGGTCCAATATCGATGGCATTCCCGCCCAAAAATCCCCGTATTCTTCAGGAATTTCCGGATTTTTGTTCCCTTTAAGGTAGCATTCCATGCCATAGTGAATGGCCGTACCCCTTTCAGCAGCTGCTTCTTTAACACCCGGATTATTTTTAGACCACATTTCGAGCTTCCGTTTGTTTGCTTCGGAAGCTGTTTCACCAATAATAGTAGTTACGGACGGCGCAGGTCCAGTTGGTAAAGGCGTTGTATAGTGCCTTCGGCCATTGAGTGTAATTCTGGCTGCGGTCCTGTTCAGGTTCCGCATCATTTCTGGTTGCTGATCCTTAGCTTCAATCCAAGGATCCGCATTATTTAGTTTAGCAACCATTTCAGGTTTTGTATATTATCCAGAGTATAAAGTATTTTTTACATAATGGAAGAATTCAAACTTGTGATTCTAACTCTGCTCATTTCGATCTTTGTTACGGCTACAATTGACATCTTCGTTGTTTTTGGCGGACTGCATTGGACGCACTAACCAAAGCCAAACTCTGGATCGTTGGAATCGGGAGTTGCTTTTCTTGGATATTCAAGGTGCTGTGGGATGAATACCTCGTCGATCTGCACAGCGACAAGTTCCCCTGGCACCCGAATGACTACATCTGGTATGCCGAACGCTGGAACGGACGTGTTGCAATGATTGGCGTCTTGGCTATTCTGCAGCTGGAATTGATCTACAAGGTCAGCATCTGGGAGCTTATCGGTGTCCTGTAACATCACACGGTTTTACTACTGTGAATCCGACATCACGCTCCAAGAGTTCATTAAGCGCGACGCAAAGCTACGGATGGGCATTGCCTTCGAAGATATCGAAACCACAGAAGCCGACGCGCACGAGGCCAAGCTCATCGAAGAAAACGAAGACTACTTGAGGGTTGACCTGTGACCAAGCCCCTGGAGATGATCGGGACCATGATCCTCAACGGAGCAGAGGATTTATGGAAGCAGTTCAATTGCATTGACCATCCGGTTGATCGCTACTTCATCCTGGATAACTCCATGGGCAAGGACGCAGGCGTAAGGGATTGCATCCAAAAAATCCAAAGCGCCAACAACGAATTTGTAAAGGAAGTTGTTGTCGTTACCAACGCCATGAACGTTGGGTTCTCTGGCAGTGTCAATCAAATCATCAAGCAAAACACCGATTGCAGCTACTGGTGTGTGTTGTCTGTTGATTGGCACCCGCAGCCAAACCAACTGAAGAAGTTAGCCAAACGCCTGGAGCAACCATTTACCGGCATCTTGTGTGACAAATCACAGAACGGCTACTCAGCCCTGGTGATGGCACCAGAACTTCTTTACGAAGTCGGTTACCTGGACGAAAATTTTTTCCCTGCTTATTACGAAGATAACGACCACCGGTACCGCATGAAGCTTGCTGGACTCGAATGGGAATACCTGCCCCTTGATTATGAGCATGCGGTGAGCAGCACAATCAAACGTGACACCCAAATCAACAGACGCAACCAGAATACTTTTCGCGAAAACGGTTTGTATTACATCGAAAAATGGGGTGGCCTCCCCGGCCAAGAGAAGTACGAAACGCCATTTGACCTGGAGCTACCCGTCGACTACTGGCTGTATGATCCCTGCAGAAGCGAACGCCAGCGATGGATCTAAGCATTTACGGTGCAACGGGAATCATTGGCAGCTACTACCAATCACTTTTTCCTGGCACCGTAATTCCCAGGGAACAGCTCGATCCTGAAACCAAGGAAGTTCTTTACTTCATCAGCACAACAGACAACAGCAGCTACAAGGAAAACCCACTACTTGACATTGATACAAATCTTATTGTCTTAATGCGGCGCCTGCATGCGTGCAAAGAGGCTGGCATTGACACGTTCAACTTCATTAGCAGCTGGTACGTCTACGGGCCACATAACGAGAATCCATCGGAGCAAGACGACTGCAAACCCAACGGCTTTTACTCCATTACCAAGTACACAGCCGAGCGTTTGATCCAGGAGTATTGCAAAGAGTACAAGATTAATTACAGAATTTTGCGCCTGGGTAACGTGTATGGCGGCCCGGACTCTGGCAACAAAAAACGCAATGCCCTGCACTACTTGATCAATCAGTTGAAAGAAGGTAAAAAAATTTGCGTACACAAGGAGATCACCCGCGACTTCATCCACATCTTTGACGTTTGTATTGCCATTAAACTCATCTGCGAAACAGGAGACATCAACAAGATCTACAACGTAGGCAACGGCATCGAAGTCCCTTTGCTTGACGCACTGTTTTACTGCAAACATATCCTCAGCTCCCGTGGAGAAATTATGCAGAAATCAGTAGATTCAAACTATGACCAAGCCGTTCGTTGTAGCTTAAACTGCACGGAGCTTCAGTCATTAGGCTTTAGCCCTACAATCAACATTTACGAGGGACTTGCAGATCTATGTCTACA